CATTGGGTCTGTTGCACCCAAACCTTTAGCTAATTCTTTTTCGTAAAGCAACAATCCTTTTGTTCTAGCAAGTTCTGAATTTGGATTTTCTATTTTCGCATAATACTTTTCAAATACTGATGATATTTTAGTATCCAAAGTATCTAAATTTCCTTCGTGACTTATAATTTCATCAGCAGCTTTTGGATTTCCAAGTGAGTTTGCAACAAAGTTAGCAACTATTCTACGAAGATCTGTATAGGTTAAATCTTCTATGTCTCTCCCTAAATTAATATCCTCTGGAATTTGTGAAAAAACATATTTTTTTAAATCTTTATTTATGGAAGAACGAGTTACCCCTTTAAATAATTCACCAGTTTCTCCTGCGTTATCATATCTGTTTTTAAGAATTTGTGCCGTAACTGAAGGTAATTTTTTAGATGGTCCTAGTTGTTTTCTACCTTCTCTATCTAAATTTACTTGTGTGCCAGTTTCATAATCAAAATATGGTCGTTCTTGTGATGCTTCTTTAGCTTGTTCTGCAGTTTGTCGAAATCTTTGTATGTCAACAAAGCGACTTCCCATCATGCCAACAAGAATAGCATCTTTTGTAACTCCATTTGGCATATCAGCCAATCCTTGAGCTAGTGCTTGTACAATATCATTCCCTCTATCACGTAAAACAGTAGCATTTAAGAGTTTTGTTCCTTGTATTCCTTTAGGAAGTTTTCCTGATTGTATTTTTTTTATAGCAGTTTCAAGTGGAGAGTATTTAGGAATTTTTGATTTTACATCATCTATTCTATCATCTAAATTAACATTTTCTAATAATTTAGTTAAATCTTTATCAAAACCAATAATCTGTTGAGCAGTTCCAATTCTTTTTTTAGAAAATACATCAGAAAATTGTTTAGCAAATTCTTTTGTAGAAGGATCTCTCATTACCCCCATATCTGGCACTACTTTCATACCAGACGCATATAATTTACTTAAAACAGCATCTTTTACTGTTAGTTCATCTGGAGATTTTGTTTGTATATACTCTACAAATTCGTTAGGAGAAAATTCAATACCATTAGGAAAAAGTGTTTGCTGTATTCTTTTTAAACCAGCAATTTCCTCTACTGCTTCATCACCAAATTTAACTATTTTTTCTGCCACTGTTAATATCCAAACGTGCTATTTACTGGTTGATATGTTTGCTGTTTTATATGCTGTAAACTTTTATGTATTGATGCATGACCACTCATTCTTGTCATAACGAGATAACGCAGGGCATCATATGCATGATCCTCTGCTTTTGTGTCAACATCTTCTGAATTACTTTTAGACAACGGTATCCCTGCTAGTTGTCGAATAGTGTTGTTACATGTATTAAATATACGGATTCTTGGTAACTTTGTCAATGGGTTATCTGCAAGTCGTCTATGTATTTCCATTTTACCCTGCAACCTGTTTCTATCCGAAGGTGTCCAACGCACTCCTAAACGCATCATAGTCTCTGCAATCGAAGGACCAAAGCCTGTTTTGTTCCAACACGATGAGTCAAGAACTGTGTAATGTGGTTTCGGATCAAGTTGTTCTAGTTCCGATATTCTATCGGCTAATTGTTCTGCTGTGTGTTGTTTTACGTAGAGTTCTCGATAGATCCATATATTGTTATCCCAATCTATTGCTCCCCACAAGACACATGATGGACTTGCGTATCCATAGTCTGCTGCACGTATTCTGGGCCAGTTAGTTGGCATTTCAAATGGATCAACAACGTGCTTTACTTTTGAGAACTCTGGGAAGGCGGCTCCCTCTGCCACATCCCAATCCCCTTCAAGAAGTCTCTTCCGTTCAACTTCTGGGAGCGATCTGAGCATGGCTTCGTATCGACCATCTTGCATCAGATAGGGATTATCAGTCAACCGTGCTGGAATAAATTTACGGTAGAACAACGGTTGCCTTGCTTTCTCGTGACCCTCTGGATATAGTAATTGTCTATTAGTTTCTATATCCGTAGCTGGGAAAGCTTCATTTGAAGGATGTGGATCAACATACATCTTCTTAATCCACCATCCCCCAACTCCTCCGGGGTTTCCAGTACAACGCATAGACATATAGGGTCTTAGCTCATCATCTGTTGTACGCAGTCTGGAACGTAGGTAATCCCACACATATGGTGTAGGGTATTGTGTTATCTCATCGATTCCAATCCAGTTAAAAGCCTGTCCTTGAAATCGTGTAACATCTTTATCTCTATCCAGATATGTAAACCACATCGTTGCTCCTGATGGGAACACCCATGTAGATTTTGATTCTCTGAATGTTGCTTTTGGAAAAGCCTTTGTGTATAACTGTCTTGACTTGTCAATCAGTTCTGTCAGTTCATCAAGAGTTCTTCTTAGGAGAAGACCACGATGATTAGGGTTATGACAATAACGGAGAGGATCAACAAGCAAAGCGAAAGACTTGCCCCCTCCTGCAGCCCCACCGTATAACACATCTTCTTCAGAGGAAGATAGAAATTCTTCTTGAGGACCGTTGTTAGGTCTGAATATAACTTCCTGATCTTCGACCAGATCAGATACAGGTTGTAACGAATTGAGTTCATCACCCAAGTCCACAACTTTTGAAGTTCCGTTAGTAAGGTTCTTTGCAGTGTTTTCAATACGTTTCGCATTTTGTCTGTGTTTCTGTACTTTCTTTGCCGCCTTCTCTGCTTGTTTTCTTTCGGCTGCAAGTTTCTTACGAGTTGCTCTCTTAGCTCGTTCTAACGATGAAACATTGTAAGATTGTTTCGGAGCATTTGGATCTTTCTTAGGGCGACCACGTGAGGGCATTAAGCCTTTTTACTCCATGGTGCTGGTTCAATAATACGTGCAGCACGTGGCTGTTGATACTCTTTATACGCAGGATTTGAATAAAATTGTTTCTTTGCAGCGATTGCTGATCCATATCGCACACCTGCTGCACGAGATTTATAATCTTTTAATAGTTCTGATTTTTTTGTTGTTATTCTAATTGGCATTTTGTATTCCTTTTTTTGCTGGAAGTAAAACTACCCCATGCAATGCTTGTACATTATGGTTATGTGTTTCTTCTCTGCCTAACCCAACTCTGTTTAACAACGATTCTGCGGCTTTTAGACGCACATCATCTCCTCTTTCTATCTGTGGGCTGTCAATCATGCTAATTAACCTGTTGGTAGCCTTCACAGAAGCACTAGCGAGTAGGTTTTTTGATCGTTTTATGATCTCATCGGCTAGTTTACTACGTAAATACCCTGCAGAACCCTTTGTGTACCCAGCATTTTCTGCTGCAGCAACCACATGGCCGCCATTTTCAAACAAATTCTGTAGAAATAGTTCTTCTTTTTCAGAAATCTTTGTAGATTTTCTTTTTTCTGGTAGTAAATTCATTATAAACTCGGTAATTATGGTGCGTAGGTCTACGTACTGGATGCAAATTAAGCCTTAAAGTGAGCCAATGTGACATCTTGCACCTATAATACATATATATAATAATAATTTAAAAAAAATTTGTCAAGGGGGTTGACGAAAGTCGTTTCAGACTGTACAATGCAGTTGAACCTGCCGAGGAAATATATAATATACCTAATAAGTTGCCCCAATGCGTTGCATATGGGGCTTTTTTATTGAGTATACTTAAAGAGTTGCAAAGTTTTCCATACATAAAACCCTAAAATATAAAAAATATCCCTAGATTGCTACAAAGGCTGTAGCTACCCCCCAGTGACCCTTACACTGGTAATCAAGGTTTCACTCATTGATAGAGCAACACAAGCAAATACCAAGGATTAGTAGAAGTCTTTATTAATAACTTGCCAAAATATTGCAACAAGCTTTATTGCGTGTGTATATACTTTGCATTGACATTTTTATTAACAATACATTTTATTATTAATGCTGTCTTTCAAGGTGTGCAAAAAT